ATCAACAAATCTCTCAGTTTTGTGCCCGTTTTTACAGGCAAATTCATACATTCTTCTCATTTAAGTCCTCAAATGCTCTTTCGCTGACTTGTTTCAAGTTCTTCAGCCAAATTAGTATTGAATACTCACCTTTTCTGAATTGTAGACTTTTTTCGTCTGCAATTGTTGAGATATTATTTAAAGGTTCTATCATTTTGTCAACATCTTCCATTAAATCTATCCACCCTTGAGTGGACATCATGGAAAATCTCTCTTCGTAGTACTTCTGAAGTTCTGGATTCATTGTCTAGCCATCTGTTTTTCAACAATCTTAGCCTTATTCTGAATATCAGCTTCTTTAAGCATCAAATCAGCAATTTTGACTCGTTTATCAAACTCTCGTGAAGCCAAAGCGTCATCAGTTGGCAGGTTCTTGGTATTAGCCGCCATACTCTTTGCTTGCAACTCAATAGGCATCAATTGCGCTTCAGTCAATAACTTTTGCGCTTCAGCCTTATTCTGTTCTGCTTGCGTAGTTTGAACAGAAATCTGTGCTTGAGCCAGTTGCATAGCCATTTGTTGTTGCATCTGAGCCGCTTGTTGAGCCTGTGGATCAACTTGAGACATCTTGTCTAGCATCTCAATCAATTCAAATCTGTTTGACAGAGAAGAATTAGCCATGATGCCCTTCAAAATGATAGGCAAGACAGGTGTATTAGGGCCAAGAGTCTGCAAAAGCGCAATAAATTGTTGTTGCTCATGCTCTCTAGCAATGATACCTAAAGCAGCCGTAGGAATGAACTTCATGTCCACAGTAGGATAACGCTCTGGATCGAACTGCATATAGCGGTAGGCGGCTTTGGTGATGAAGGGGATCATAAAATCCTCTTGGAAGTTCACCAAGGTACGCTTGTATTTCTTGATAATTGAGGCAGTAGCCATCGAAATACCGCCCTGACCCGCATCTCTGGAGACAGCAGTAACCATTCCCTGTGAATCAAGAGTGCCTGTTGCCATCAAAAGCATACGCTCAAACTCTTTGGCAGTTGTCAGGTTAGAACCATCCGTATTGCCGAACTTGAACGGGAACAGAATCTCATTGGGATTGCCGTTTGTCAGGATTGCCTTTCCTGGCTTTACTTCAAACTTAGCACCCCTTGGAAGTCTTGTGGCATCCATAGCCATCATTGGGCTAGTTGTCAGGGCTAGTGAATCTAAGTGTGAACGCACTTGGGCATCAATAGCCTTTTGTGAGTTGTAAGCCTTCTCAACAGTGCCACGACCCAATAAGCGATTAGGAACTGTATCGTCCTGATAAGCAAGAATCGGTCTATCTTTCATCATGTATGGATTCTTTTCTGCTTTGAGAAGAACACCATCATTAGCGATAACGACAATAGCCTCAACCAGATCGGAATACTCATCCTGAATACTGTCTTCAGGGAATAAGTCCTCTACTTCAGAACCATCTTCTTCTACTTGGTCGAGATATTCTCTAGGAACTAAACCATAGTAAGTCAAAAGTTTAACTTTATCGTCTTCATACTGAGAAACCTCTTGTGTAGGCTCTAAGTCTGTATCCATCGAGTCAGTGCCGACTTTAACCTTTCGGTAGATGCCTTCTTCTTGACCTTTTACAATCTTGTGAATGGAGACATACTTTTCGATAGCCACGCCCATACAGTCATCAATAGATGTTCCATTTGGGTCAAACAAAAAGTTACGGGGGTTTACAGGAACAATCTTGACTGCAATGCGGTCTTGTTCTACCACTCCGATAGCGGCTTGTCCCATTTGACCAGGTATTGCCTGAGTAGCGGGGACAAAAACTTTCTCTGTTTTGACAACAATCTCACCGATACCCGTACCATAGATTTCAGCCAACAGTTCAATCTGGTCAATAGACTTGCGAATCTTATCGACTTTGAAGTCTTCCATCAGTTGTGCTTTGATGGCAGCAACATCTAGGGGACTACCATTGACATCACGAATATCGTCTTGAATGTCAAAGAACTCACCTTGACCAAAGATGGCCTCCATGATTTCGGCATGGCGTGTCTCTACAGCTTGTTGGGTAGCGGGAGTAACGATACGGCTACGCTCTGAGTCTCTGGTTTTGTCTTGGGCATCCCACTCACCATTGAAGATGCGCTCGTACTCTAGCCAATCATCAAGGCAATTGACATCTCTCCAATCCCTCCATCTATCACAATGGTTGACAACAAAGTTAACTATCTCTTTGTCTGAGTCGCTAGGTTCTTGGAATTCCATTCTTATACCCCACTAATAATATCTACAGGTTCCCATTCTTCTGAATCATCTTCTTCCATGTAAGATGTAACAGCCAGTTGGTCAATGTAACTGAGGGAGTCAGGCAAGTCATCATGGACTCCTTGAGCAGGGAACAGGATTAACTGGTCTACAAACTCATCCCAATCTTCTTCCGAATTTAACACAATTCTGCCATGCTCGAACCTACCTTGTAAAGCCCAGATGATTCTGTCCGCTTTTTTTCTATTACCGTGGGTCAAATCTATGATGTGGGCATAGGTGTTGTTCTTTCGCATCAAATCCGATAAGTAGGGCAAAACAGCGTTCTTTAACGCTCCCCTCTCTATTCCCACACTTAAAGGGCGGTAGTCCCGAATAGCAATGAGTATCTTAGAGGCGGTCTCTCGGATATCCCATCTTCCATGTTCAATCTTCTCAACAAACCACTTTCCATCGTCTGTCACCTTAACTATGGAGATAGCAGACTCGTCTAAACGCTTCTTAGCATTAGCGGCTTGTTTGGCAACTTCTTCAAATCCCGCAAGGTCAACAGCGATGTAATAGCTTCCATGTTCAGGACTAACTCCGTATTTGATCCACTCTTCCTTGAAGATATCTGAACCCGCATTGGTAAAACTCGCCATAAACTCTTGCTTGAAAGCGAAAGAACTTAGGGTTTTTTTAGCGGAATCTATCTCTGCTTGGTCAATCAATGGGTTATCAGCAGTGGTGAAGTGCCAACTCTTCCAATCAGGATCATCCTCTGACTCGCCCAGTTTGAAGGTATCATAGAACCAATTGCGTCCTTTTGGAGTGCCGATAAAGAGTGCTCTACCCCGTTTATCAGACAAACTGGCTCGAATGACCTGCTCCCATGCTTCAGGTTTAATGTCGGCAACCTCATCGAGAACAGCATAGGTCAAGCTAACGCCACGGAGCGTATCAGGTCTATCCGCACCACGAACGTATATCCTAGCCCCGTTTATCAGAGTAATGTCTAGGTTGTTCACATGGGAGGACTGAATAACCTCTCTACCAAGGTCTAACAATAAGTCCCAGACGATTTGCCTCGACTGTCCCATTGTTGGCGAAACATACAGTACAGCCGAACCAGGAGGGCAACGCAATCCCTCAATCAACAAAGTTGTAGCGGCTAATCGAGACTTTCCACACCTACGACCTGCGGCAACCACTTTGAATCGGGCGGGGTCTTTGAAAACAATCTGCTGCCATGGCAATAGTTGGAAATTAAGATCAGCCATAGAACTTGTTTTTCTTTCTTAGGTTGTCTATCTTTGTAAGGATTTGTAAGTTCCAAGGAACATTTAAACCGCTTACCAACTTGCCTCTTAGCGGAACTATATGGTCAACATGGTATTGCTCACCAGTGTGCATCCCAAGCATATTGGCGGTGTAGTAGTACTCTTCCATCTTGGCAAAAGCATCTGAATCTAGCCACTTGGGTGTTCGCAACATGATTTCAGCCCGCTTCTTAGAGGAATAAACGGCTTGTTTGTGCTTATTGTTTGCCCTCCAAGAAACCATCCTTTGAGCATAGATTGACTTCTTTGCTTCGTAGTTTGACTTCATTTGGCTTAATCTTGATTCTTTTTTAGCCTCAAAATCAAGAGTCATGCACTCGCAACAAGTGCCTTTATCTGTATAACGCTTTGAAATATGCCCATGCTTACAAGGTTTGCCAGTAAAGTAAAAACGCTCACCAAGCTCTTTTGCATTGGCACGTTCTGCTGCTCTACTCATATTTAGCCTCTACGTCTTCAGCGTTATTAGGCTCTATTATAGTTGGTTCTTGTCCCAAACCAGTGATATTGATGGTTACAGCACTTCTTTGAGACTTATCCTTTTCAAACAAAGAAACAGGAAGAGTCCTATCAAGACACATCTTTAGAGCTACGAGTTGATGGGGATGGTCATCATTAAGGGCTATCTCAATAACCTTCTGAGCCACATCCTTACCCCCACTCCTAATCATCAGCTCTTTAAGTTCTTTGAGACGTTGATGGTCTGTCTTAGGTAGTACAAGGGGTGGATTGTCAGCAAACCTCTGTATGGTCATCTTGACGCTTCCCTTGGGTCTTCCTCTTCCTCGTTTTAGAGTCGTTTCCATATTACCTTTCATTTAGCTTTTTCAGAATGGGGGCGGCTCCACAAATATTCTAGAGCCACGCCCACCCCTCCCCCCCCATACATCTCACCACCTAGGGTTTATCCTCATGTCTTTTTATACAGTACTGTCCAGGCATACAGCATAGGGTTTACCCTACTGGTTATTTGTACAGTGGTCTAGATACGAATGATTCTTATTTGCAACTAGGAAAGTGTAATAGAGCGAAGCACCTTTTTTGATGTACTTGATTGATCTAGTTCTATCCGTTCCCTTATCTATCCCTTGTCTATTCCCTTACTGTTTACCCTATTGATTGACATGGTTAGGGCTATCCCTTTTCTTTTCGTTTAGGTTAGTTACAAACCCTATGCTTTCCAGTGGGCTATCCGTTCTATACCCAATGCCATGCAAGTAATGGTAAAGGCTCAATAGGTTTTCAAAACCCTGGCTAATATTCCCTTGTCCAGCACTCAATAGAATTTGCAGCTTAGGGTTATCCAGCTTGCGTCTAAATTGCACTGTATCTACCTTAGGCGGGCGGGCCATTGTCTAACCTTAAAAGAATTAAATTAAAATAATTGTACTTTATTAGGGTAAACACCTATAGTTTTTTTATTTTTTAACCCGATAATTACTTTACTTTCACAATGAAAGTATCAACTACTAAGGGCGTTAACATGAAATTTGCTTTTATCCCAAAAGGTCAATACAAAATTGGCCAATACATTCCAGTACACGGCAAAACAATGAAAATTGTTAGCTACACACACACGGGCCGCAACGTCATTGTGCAATCATTATTTGGTGCACCAAAATTTGAACAGTTTGTTTGTATTTGCACCGATTCACCCTCACTCTAAGGGGCAAACAATGAAATATTTTGGCATAAACTATTTTTGTAATCATAAACACCATGCAGATGCAATTTGGGCAAATAATCGTTATGAGCTAGAAAAGCAAATTTTGACCATGCATCCTAATGCAACAGCTATTTATATTTGGCTTTTGTAAGGGGAAAACAATGAAAAACGAATTTTTAGACTATCTTTTAGCGATAATTTTGGGTTTGTCATTGTGTGCTGGTTTACTTGCATACTTTGACATTTTAGTTAAATAGTTCACAATTTTTAATAGGCGTTCAAAATCATGGATAAGATCACACAATCAATCGAGTCACTTAATAGGGCTAAAAACGGGGATTCCTTAGCCAATTACCAGGCAATCATGCAAGGTTTTGCAGATAAGGGAATAGCAGCCAATGACATTATTCCCCGTGAAAACGTGTTCACCTATAACGCATGGTTAGCCCTTAATAGGCAAGTAAAAAAGGGTGAACATGGCGTAAAAGTAGTGACATGGATACCCGCTAAAAATAAGGATAGTGAAAGCTCTTATATGCTCTGTAGACGTTCTACTGTTTTCCATGTCTCACAAACCGATGCAATTCAATAAGGGGCTAAAAATGAAACCTACACAATGCACAATCACGGGTTTTTGGTTTGTCACGGGTTATGTGACGGGCCGTAAATATTGGGGGACAAACCCTAGGGATTGTGAACAAAACGCACAATTATATTTTTATCGATAACCTAGGGTTTGTCCCTATTGCCTAGGGGTTTCATGCCCCTAGAATCTAATTTTTAACTTTATAGGCGTTCACATGAAATTCAAGATCAATCAAATTTATAACTTGTCCATTTATGGCAAAATTCAACCCGTCAAAATTTTAGCCGTTCACCCTTTTAGCACTATTGACGTTGAAACCTTATCGGGTAAATGCTTCCGCTTGTCAGGGTTTTAAACAATAGACTGTTAGCCCTTGATCTAGGGGCTAATGGCCTAGCGTTTTGACTAGGGTTTTCTTAACTTTTTGAATAGGCGATCACATGAAAATCACTTTAAAAACTAGCGTTCTCAGAGCTGCTCTAATCTGCTCTGCAAAAAAAGATATACGTTATTACTTGCAGGGGATTTGCGTATCAATAAACAATCCTGATGTTGCAATGGTTTATGGGACTGATGGACACATTTTATTTGCAGGACAATCACCTATTGTTTGCCATGTTGCCCCTGTAAATTACGGGTTTCAGATAATTATTCCCTCCGATACTATCAAGGCCATTGATAAAAAATCAGAATTTATTGATCTTGAAACCATTGAAGGGGGTGCAAAGGATTATTATCTTTTAGGCAATGCCCGTTTTCAGGCAATAGACGCACGTTATCCTGACATTTCCCGTGTAGTTCCAGCCCGTGATGCGTTCTCAGAACAAACTATCAGTTATTTTGATCCTGAACTGTTAGTTAAAGGCAATGAAGCACTGGCAATGTACTATGGGACTAAAAAGGGAAAGGTTTTCCCATTGTCGCAACGGGGTGATTATTCTGGTGCGATTCACTATAATCAAAATGATGCGGTGGTGGTGGTCATGCCAATGCGTAATGATTCAGGCACTTATCAAGGGTTAAACCCTGATTTTATGCAAGTGCAGCAAAAAGCCGCCTAATGCTTAGACTGATAACCCTCTAATTGGGGGTTATTGGCCTAGGTGTTTCCCTAGGTTTTTCAATATAAAGGCTTTAATATGTCAATGACAAAACGTGAAAAGCAGCGCATTACAGCGCAAGAAAATACTCTTATCGGTTTAGGTTTTACAGCAATTCAAGCCGATAAACTCCGCAAAATTAGCATGACCTTGCAAAGATGGCATGAGCTGGAATGTGGCATTAATGGGGGATGTGTTGAACGTGACGAAAAAACCGACAAACCCTTTTGGCGTAGCGAATACTCTGGCAAACTTTCACCCATTGCCGATAGAGAAAAGGGTGCAAAAAAGCGTTTAGATAAAATTATTGAATCAAGAAACTATAGTGAATGGGCTTTTTTAGGTTGGCCCATGTCGCAAGTTGAAATAAAACCCTATATCCAGGGTGATCCTAGGGGCGCTGCACTTTATTTAATCCGTCCTGATGATGTGCCAGAGGGTAAAAATGTAGACTCTTATTATTCCCGTGGCGTTTGCGTTTATTAAAATGATCTATGCAATGATCGCCCTGATTTTACGAATACTCACAAAACGATAACCTAGAACCCGCCTAATAAGCGGGTTTTTTTACGTTAAGCATAGTTGATATGCACTAAGCCCAAAAAACGGCTTAGAAGGGGCTTTTAGTGCCTTTGGTGGGCATTTCCTCGCACAATCTGCGAATGGTCTCATTGAGTGCCTCTATTTGATCCATTTTATTTATAGCCCATGCCCGTTTTTGACCATGCCAACCTAGAACTGGGTTTCTATGGCAATCGACACATAAAGCAATGCAAGTATATTGCAAGCCCTGTTTATAGTGGTGGGCTTCGCTTGGCCCTGATGCCTGGCAAACTGAACACGGGAGACCTTTAACCCTCGCAAGGTGTAGCCTTTCCCTTGCGTTTAGTTTGTTGTTCAAGTGGTGGCCTTCATTTCCATTCGTGCGCTGTATTGCTCGGTTCTATACACCTCTATGCGGGTTTGTGCTGCGGTCATTAGCCAACGATAGCGTTCCTCTAGTTCCACTGCTTCCCTGATTCCTTCAAGTATTTCGATGTAGTCAGCATGAGCATAGGCATAGGTTTCCTGCTTCCCCAAAACCTCAGTTCCCGCCTGGCTCATGAGCTGAGCCTTGCGTGATTTCCTGAATTCTTCTAAGTACATCCTAGTGGCCTTGGCCTTGCTGTAAAGGGGTGCAGTGTCAATCAGGAATTGCACCGCCTTGTGAGGGTTGCTGTCGCTCATGTTCTTTCCCTAATTGCATCCATGTGAACGTATCCAGTTGAAGCATCCAAAATTTCAATTATTTCATTGCGTTCATGTTCTCTCACCAGCTTGGCAAAGCGTCCAAGTTCATTTGCGTATGCCGTAGCTTCCCAATTAACCAATCCAGCCTCTCGTGCCATGCAAATAATATCTTCTCTATTCATGCTTGTCCCCTTGCTCGGATTAAATTGCGATAAGCAAGAACAGCATCTTTATGTGCGTCATATTCACCCATAGTTGCAAAAAAAACAGGCGACAAAATTAGTTCAATTTCTAACTTTGCACACGCCTCACGCTCATGCTCTGCTACCAGTTTGGCAAAGTGTATCAATATTTGTTGACAAGTATCAATTTCTTCATCAGCAAACCCTGCCTGTTTTGCCATGCGGATAATGCCTTCTATGGTCATACATCCTCCTGCTTATAGTTCAGTTTGTGATTCTGAAACCGCATTGCAGCTTCCATTTCCAATTCAGCACAAGCCTCTTGTGACATACATCCCACAATATCACGCCCAGAGAACCAGACTTCTTTAATTGATTCGTTATAGGTGGATTTGTCCTCATCCATTTCGTATTGATAGACTACTGTCACTACTTCGCTACCCTGACCGATTGTTGTGTCAAATTCCCATGTATTCATAATATTCACCCTTGTTAAAAATTAAATGTTATCAAATTGTTTGCGTAATACCATAGGGATTTACCCTAACGTCTGAATCATTCGTAAAGCGGCTTCAGGGTTGTCAATTCTGCACAATGTACTTCCCGACCAATTCTCAAAAAAGTCTGTTTGTAGCTTGGTAAACTTCTTTTTATGGTCTGTTTTGATCTCTACCAAAAAGGTGTGGTTTTTATACCCTACCAATAAATCAACTGGCAGACCAATAATCCATACATAAGCACCTGCGGCTCGCAAAGCACTAACAATTTGAGTTTGGTTTTGGTCAACTCTGGCTGCTCTTCTCATTTCGTATCCTTGTCATTCTGTCTCTCAAAAGCAAAGTATCTGACTTTCCTCTGATTCGTTCCAAGTCCACGCACACTCCCTGCCACCAGAGCAACGCTTTGCTTGAGCCAATCGTCAATTTCTTTTGATTGAATCTGCGTATCCACTCTTGGGCTTCGCAGTTCTTGAAGTGCTCTAATTCTGCTGGTGTCATTTGTAGGCCATTGAAAGTTCATGCAAAATCCAATGATGTTTGAGCTGTACGTTTCTTTTGAAGTTTCCCATACTCAGGGTTTAACTCACAACCAATGTACTGTCTCCCAAGGTCTTGGGCTACTTGAGCGGTAGTTCCTGAACCCATAAATGGGTCTAAAACAATCCCTCCAACTGGTGCACCAGCAAGGATGCAGGGTTCAATCAATTCTGTTGGGAAAACGGCAAAATGTGACCCAGAGTAAGGTTTTGGGTTAACTGTCCAAACACTTCTTTTGTTTTTCAGTTCAGATATTTCTGTTGGCAAAGCATCTGGGTGTTCATTTCCAGTTGATACTTTTCCATCTACATTTCTCATTGCTTTTTTGGGAGAGTTAAAACTTCTTTGCTCTCCAGCATGGATAGACTTTTCTTTTATTGACTCGCTATCGTAATAGTATTTAGAAGATTTGCTTAACAAAAAGATGTACTCATGAGATTTAGTGCATCTGTCTTGCACCGACTCTGGCATTGGGTTTGGTTTACTCCAAATGATGTCTTGACGCAAATACCAACCATCTGCCCTTAAAGCAAATGCAAGCATCCAAGGTATTCCAATGAGGTCTTTTGTTTTCAAACCAGTTGCGTGTAACTTATCTAACTTTCTGTCATTGGCTGGCATATTGTTTCTGCCCTCACGCTGATATTCAGGGCTTGCTCTTGCGAAACCATTGCTGTTGCAATAGCTGTCACCAATGTTGACCCATAAAGTGCCATCGTCTTCGAGAACATCCCAGACACATCGGAACACTTCAACCATGTTTTTTATGTAGTCATCAGGGGTATCTTCTAAGCCTAGTTGTTCATCAATGCGTTTAGCACCACAGAGATGACAGTTTGAGGATGATCCTCCTCTATGACCGACTTCTGGGCGTAGAACTGTGCCACGCTTGGGATCATTCCACTTGGTAGGCATTGAGATTGAATGCTCGCAATGAGAATCTCCTCCCTCCCACTTAGCAGTGCCGTAGTCTCGCAACCCGTAATAGGGTGGGCTTGTTATACAAGTTTGAGCCTTAACACCTTGTGATGCCCATTTACGCATTGTTTCACGGCAATCACCAAATTCAATCTTATTCATACATTTCTCCTTAACTCAGCCATTTTTGCCAACACTGCAAGCGGAATAGGTGCTGCTTTTTTTGCATCTTCTGCAATCTTCAGCAAAGCAGGGTCAGGCTCATTTGATGACGCAACAGTGAGCCTTACTTTGTCAGCAGGGTTTGGCTTAACAATCCACTCTGCTTTTAAACCTTGGCTGCTACGATTGCACCATTCAATCAAAAACTGCTCAAGTGTCCAGCCTAGTTTTTTGGCTTCAACTATTGCCCCATCAAGAACTGTTTTAGTAATCGGGGCTTTCTTGCTCTTACGCAAAGTAACCCAATCATCCCAAACTTGCTGAGAAACTTCTGGTGGGCAAGCAACGATAGTTGCGCTTTCTTTCTTTTTAGAAGGTGAAGATGTAGATGAAGATGAAGGGGTTGGTTTTTGTTTATCCTCTTGGATAACCTTATGGTTAACCTTCAAGTTAGGATTGCCACCCAATTTACCACCTTCTGCACGCTTTTGTCTTAGTTCTTCATCACGAATCATGCGTCTTGAAAAGATTGCACCATTGTCAATATCATAGACACCAGACTCTTGAAGTTCGTGCAACCAACCCTGAACAACCTCTAATGGTTCACCAACCATACGAGCAAGGTTTGATGGAAGGATAACCTTGTCAGCAACCTTTAAATAGCCATAAGGTGAACCTTCGTGCATAAAGCAAATCATGTCGATCCACAATCCTCTAGCACCTGTTGAGCATGAACGCAATGCAGTATCACGCAACCAATCACTTGGGTAAAATTGAAAAGATGGACGTTTCATTTGCCCACCTCATCTAGCCACTTCCAATAATCATTAGTTAACTCTTGACCTTTAATCAACAAAAATTTATGTAACGGGAATTCAGGCTTTAAATTCATGCCAACAAATCCACCAACTAAGTATGAAATTTCTTCTTTGTTGTATGGGCCATCAATTGGCAATCTAGACATTACCTCAAAAAATAAATCAAAGTCTTTTTGATGTTCATTTTTATGGCAGCTCCAACACAATACTGTGTATTGTTTTAATGTGTAGTCCCAAGGCTCTTTGCCTTTCGCATACATTTTGTGATGAACATGAAGTGTTGATTCGTTGTCGCCACATAACTGGCAAGTAAAATCATTGTGTTCAAGAACCTCAAGGCGTTTTTTCTGCCATAGAGGATGCAATAGCTTTTCAGCATAAGTAGTTTTTTTGTGCATTTAAGCATCTCCGCAAATCTCCCAGAAAGAAACTGCGGCAGGAGGGGAGTTCTCTTTTCGGCAGGATAATTACTCCCTGCCTAGCCGTGTTTCAAAACATTGTATCAAATATATTGATTGTTGGTAATTTCATTTGTTGGTGATCTGCCAAGCAATCTTCTAGCCTGAGAGTTCATCACAGCGTACTCAGCCTTGGTAAAGATGCCTTGGGCATTACGAATGTCAAACGGGTTCAGCAAACACCTAGGCGCATCATTTGCGGGTTTTTCATCATCAATCATGTGTTCAGCAAGGGTGTATCGCATTATCCAGCAACGTCCCATCCTGATCTTTTCAGCAGTAGCTTGCTTCTTACGAACAAGTTTCTTGCAAGCAGCCACAAGGGAAGTTCTTTGGATGCCCGTCAGGTTCTCCATTTCGTATGAAGTTAACGATCCATTTTGTAGACATTTAATGATGGCTTCTTGGGTCATTTGTAAAGGTTCTCCAGGTTAATTTTGCGATTTGTATGAAGCTCTAGCGTCCTAGCAATAAGGGCTGTTAGTGCGGCACTAAAGTCCTCTGGCTCGGTTGTGTAGGCTTCAGCCATGTTTTGTGCGTACATAAGCAATGTATCAGCACACGTTTGTTCAATTTGTTCAATGTTCATGCCTGTAGCCTAGCATGATAAAAAAGTTGCGTAAATTAGGGAAAACCCCTATGTAAAATCAGGAATCTGTGTGGCACATTAGTGATGTGGGCAAACAGTAACCCACGTTTAACAGGAGTAAATATGCCGATTCTTAATGGAAAAAAGGTTGTAGACCTAGAAGTAGATGGAGTGGTTAGCGGAGATTACCCAGACTTCTCTGATGCCTACTTCTCAAATGGATGCTATGAAGATGGAACACCATTGACAGAAGATGAGTTAGACCACCTCACTATTCTGGCGGGTGATGTTCTGTGGGAGATGGCTTTTGAGAGTCTTCACTAATGAAAAGCCTATTCCAAACCTACGTGTCAGAGTTCTCAGACATTCACTACTGCCCCTATTGCCTAGCAATCAAGGGAAATAAAATAGTTTGCTGCCAAGAAGCAGACTTTATCGAGTTCAAGGACTTATATCCTGAACAACAAAAAGAGATTATTCAACAAGAGTTAGATGAAAATCAAAGGAGTTAATATGTCAATAGAAATGTTACTTAAAAAAGATGTTAATTCTCATACAGAGAAGAAAAACAACCTAACCTACCTGTCATGGGCTTGGGCATGGGCAGAAGCTCTCAAAGCTGATCCTACCGCTACCTACAAAGTAGAGATGTTTGGCGATAAGTGTTTTATGGACATAAATGGTACGGCAATGGTGTTTGTTACCGCTACCATGTTTGGCAAACCAATGACCTGTCAACTTCCTGTGATGGACTACCGAAACAAGGCCATCCCTACTCCCGATGCTTTTGCAGTCAATACCGCCATCATGCGTTGTATGACAAAGGCTCTGAGTCTGCATGGCTTGGGTCTGTACATCTATGCGGGTGAAGACTTACCTGAAGAGGGCAGATCAGTAGTGATTACGCCTACTCAGGGCGCACAAGATAACATTCCCATCGAGGAATTACGATACCTAGAGGAATTAGCAATGGAATTGATTGCTACTTGCGAACAGGGTGATCCCAAGGCAGCTTGGGTAAAATTGGAAGAGCAGAACCTAGATTCAGAACAAAAAGTGGCTCTATGGACTCTGCTTCCTAGTAAAGTGCGTTCAGCTTTGAAAAAATCTAAGGAGTTTTAATGGAAAATCGTAAGGATAATAGTGGCGTTTTGTTTAAAAACGATAAGAAAGAAACAGATAAACATCCCCATTATAAAGGGAATATTACTGTTGATGGCAAAGATTACTGGTTGTCAGCTTGGGTTAAGGATGGCAAATCAGGGAAATTTATGGGATTGGCAGTATCACCAAAAGAGCCAGCCCCTAAAAAAGCTGATATGTCTGAACACAAAGAGTGGTTAGACGATTTTGATAAAGACCCGTTTTAAGCTAATATAACCACGGGGTGAAAGCTGTTTTTACTTTTTTGAAAGCTAGTAGGCGAACAGTCGTAGCCCCACCCAACAGGAGTTAATAAATGAACGATATTTTTGGAAACATGAAAGAATCAATGGAAAGATTCTTTGGTACGCCAGCGTTTAAACTGGCTAGAAGAGAAGACCCCACAACGAGCCATCAGGCGGCTCAAGCAGTTGATACCACCAAGCTAGAAAAAGTTGTCTATGAAGCCATTAAGAGCTTTCCAGATGGTTGTATTTCAGACCAGATACTGGATATGTATCCAAACTACCCATATTCTTCTATAACAGCCCGATACAAGGCTTTATTAGACAAGGACATGATAGAAGTTTCGGGAGTCAAACGTGGCAGGTTTGGCAGAAATCAACGAATTATGAAAGCCAAGTAATGCTTGAAAAACCACCGCATTCAAAGATTAGTTATCCATCTACTCCAACAAAAGACTTCAAATGGGAGTCAGGATCAGACGTTCAAACCCTGTGGAGAAAGCATGGATGGTG